GCCCCGTCCCGGCCATTCCCGGTAGGCCCGGGTTAGAACGTCGGCCGCCTCCCGGGCCGTCCTGTAGGTGGGTTGACGTCGGACGTCGTCCCGGTCGCGGTGGTCCGCCACGTAGACCGTCCGGCCGTCGGGTCGGGTCCGTTTATGTACCCGGCCGAAACCGGGGATGGTGGGAAGTTTCACAACGCGTTCCTTTCGTATGGTCGTTTGCGTGTAATGGGAGGTTACTTGGCGGTATACGCTAGGACAACCCTTTGGATTGTGTGGCGCGCTGGGTGTAGTTGTAAGGGGATGGTTATGCCTGCCCAAGCGCCAGGACCCAACGCTCGACGCATCGGCGACGGTCTAGAGGTAATGGACGTCTACGACGTCTCCGCCGTCTTAGACCGCGACCCCCATACCGTCCGTCGCTACTTTCGGGACGGAACGATCCCGGGGGCGAAACGGTTAGCCGGGGGCCGTTGGGTAATCCTCAAATCCGACTTAGAAGCCTTCCTTACCTCCCGGTGAGTGTCGACGCCCTTGTCCAAGTCTTCCGGGACCACCGGGAGGTAGCCCCCGGGGTGCAAGCCGTTTTGGTCGCCCTCGCCTGGCGTACCCCCCAAGGCCGGGACACCACCTACCCGACGTCGTATCGGGATATCGCCAACCTCACCCGCCAACACCCAAACACCGTTCGCCGCAACCTCGCCGCCGCCATTACCTCGGGGGCGGCCGAAGTCGTTTGGGCGCGGCAAGGCCAACCGTCCCGGTATCGGGTCAACCGGGGGGAATGGTTCGTCCCCGGGTCCCCCGCCGATCTAGAGGCCGCCTTGGGAATGGTCGACCCCGCCCATGACGGGCGCGCCCATGACGCGCGGGGTGTCCAAGGCCAATTCCAAATTGGTGCCGGTACCCCGCGCGTGGTGGAGGGGGACCGCGCGCGTGGTGGTACCCCTTTAAGGAATAAGGAAGAAAAGGACGAAGCCTTCGCCGCCTCCAACCCCGACCTTGTCCAACGTCTCCGCGAGAAGGGAGTTATCGAATGACCACCGAAGGCCAATGGCCGCCCCTTGACCCTTGGGAGTACGACAACCCGTCGTCGGTCCGGCTAGTGGATACCGCGCCCCAACCGGGACCCCAAGGCCAAGCCCACAAGAGGATTCCCGACGACGGGGCGCGGCTGGGCCGTCCTTGGGAACGCCGCCGCCGGGAGTCACTAGAAGCCGCCCTGGAGGCCGCCGGACGCATGGCCGATGACGTAGAAGTCTTCCTGGGTGAACTTGGGATCTTCGCCCCCCAATGGGTCACCGACTACCACCACCTCTACGACGAAGCCATCGCCCGTATTACCCGCCTCCAGAAATTGGGGGAGCATCTCTAATGGTCACCAAGCCCGGTGCGCGGGATCTTGTCGCTAGGTTCGGGGAAGTACCTTCGGCCGGGTCCGACGCCCGCCGGGCTTGGTTAGTCGCCCTCACCGACGAACAACTACGGTCAATTATCCGCGCCCATGGGGATACCGCCCCGTCACCGTTCGCCGATTGTTGGGGGTGGGGGGCTACCGCCTCGGGACTAGACGAAGGCGACCCGGTCCCCCGTTGCGCCCAATGCAAAAAGTCGACCACCGCGCCTTTGTGGTTTACCGACGGGGCCTTGGTGTGGGCGCGGTGCTGGAGATGTGCCGCCGTCGACCACCTAACCGACTGTGTCGAATGGGCCATACCGTGAGACGTCGCATACCACCCGCCCCCGAAGACGTCCGGGTCCAATACCGGGACGGGTCTACCCAACCGGTGGAGGTGGCCTATATCGGGAAGTCGGGGGGTACTCACCATTGGGAGGTGACCACAGAGGTAAACGTGGCCGACGTCACCGCCCTTCTAATCGGGGTCTTCCCCGCTAAGACCGCTATTACCTTCGGGATGGTGGAACGGTGAGACCCTCGGCCCTCACCCCTCGGGGATCTACCCGACGGTGGCGTGCGATCCGGGCCGCCGTCCTAGCTCGGGACGGGGGACGGTGTCGGTATTGCGGCCTACCCGCATCGGTCGTAGACCATGTCGTCCCCCGGACCGAATGCAAAAAGCTTGGAGTCTTCGCCGACGACCCGACCAACCTTGTTGCCGCTTGCGCCGACTGCAACACGGAAAAGGGGGGGGTTTTTTTCAATACGCCCACCGCCGGACACCCCTTTGCCTTGTCCTCTCTCTCCCCGGGCCTTCGGGACCCCATCATCGGGGGCTATCGGGTCTTGCAAGGTAGTGTCGGGGTGGATCGGTCCCCGTCGGGTCTCGGGTTGGACGACCCGGGACCATTGGGCCGCGGCGTGACCCGGTAGGTGGTTCCACGGTGGCCCCTTACCACCCCATCCCCGGCCTACCGGGTTACGCCGCCTCTAAAACGGGGCTTAGAAGGCCTCCAGGACATGGGGTTTTGCGATAACCCGCCGTCCCCGCCCCTCCACCTTGGAACGGGCCGTTATATCCGCCGTTGCCAATGCGGAATGGTTGACCCCCGCCGACGGGGCCGCCGTTTGGCTAACCCGGGACCTCGCCCTCATATGGGACGGGGGCCTACGACGTCAAGGGACCTTGGACGGGTCCCCGGCTATCCCCCCTCGGGATCTTGTCGAATTGGCGGGACGTCTCGCCATCCTCTTCCGCGAGCTAGGACTAACCCCGGCCGCCCGTCACCGTATGGGCCTCGGTGACGACCACGACGACGCCTTCGCGAGCGTTCTCTCCCTCGCCGCAACCAAGGTTGGGGACCAAACGGACTAGCCGCCGGACCCGGGCCAATGAGGCCGCCGCCGTCGCCGAAGTCGTCGGCCGTCCCCTTCTCCCCTGGCAAACCACGGCCCTAGAGGTGGGGCTAGAAACGACGGATACCGGGGCTTGGGCCTACCGGGACGTCGCCGTCGCCGTCGCCCGCCAGAACGGCAAAACGGGGGGGATATTGGAGACCCGGATACTCACCGGCTTGTTGCTATGGGGGGAACGGGTCCTACATTCCGCCCAAAACCGGGAACTACCCCGGGAGTCGTTCCTAGCCATCGCCGACACCTTGGAAACCCGATTCCCCGGCCGCCTCGCCGCCCGACCCCGACGGGCCAACGGACAAGAGACCGTCCGCATGGGTAACGGGGGGTCGTATCGGATAATCGCCCCCCGACCCGACGCCCCCCGCGGTCACGTCGCCGACCTAATCGTCATTGACGAAGTCCGGGAGTATCGGGACACCGCCTTTGTCTCCGCCATCCTCCCCACCCTCAACACCTCACAAAACCCCCAAGTTTGGTGGGCCTCCAACGCGGGCGACCCCGACTCCGTCGTCCTCAACGGGCTACGCCAACGGGGCCTGGACACCGACCCAACCCTGGCATGGTTGGAATGGTCCGCCGACCCCGCCCTCGCCGACGACGACCCCCAAGCCTGGAGTCAAGCCAACCCCTCTCTAGGAACCCTTATCGACGTCGACCGTATCGCCCACCTTCACGCCACACTCACCCCCGAAGCCTTCCAAACCGAAGTCCTCTGTAGGTGGGTGGAGGTGTCGGGTACCCGGGCCGTCCCCTCGGTGTTGTGGGAGTCGGCCCGGGACCCGGCCATAGAAGGCCCGTCGACCAAACCGGTGGTCTCTATCGACATAGACCCCGACCGGGCCGCGGTGGCTATTTCGGTCGCCTGGAGTCTCCCCGACGGTCGTATCGGTACCGACCTTGCCCTCTACCGGACCGGCAACCTTGACAACCTGGAGGCCGACGTCACCCGGGAACTGTCACACCTCGCCCCTAGCGTCATCGGGTTCGACCCTTGGACGACCCAAGCCCTCGCCGATCATCTCACCGCGACCGGTTGGCTTACCTACCCGGTGACCGGCCGGGCTTGGGTCTCCGCCTGCCAAACCCTTCTAGACCTTCTCACCACCGACCGTCTCCGCCATCCCGGCCGGGAGGTGCTGGACGTCCAGCTAGCCCACGCCGCCCGCCGGGAGACCACCGAAGGCCGATGGTGGATATCCCGGGGGTCCGAACCCATCCCCGCGGTGACCGCCACCGCCCGGGCCGTACATCTCGCCGCCCGACCCCGTCCCCTCTACGCCATCCACTAAGTCTCAACCACCGGTTTAGAACACACGTTCGCGCTAACCCTCTAGTTGTGGTTGAAGCTTTGGTCGTTTGCGTGTACCTTCGCCTCCATGGGGTTTCTGGAATGGCTACGTGGTGACCTTCCACCCCCACTAGAGACCCGCCACACCGACACCGACCCCTCGGCGTACCCCATTGATTGGCAACTAGACGCCGTTGTCTGGCACCAAGTCCACGGTCAAGTAGACCCCGAACGGGTCCCCGCGGTGTACGCCGCCGTCGACCTGATCGCCGCCTCAATCGCCCAACTAGAAACCACCACCACCACCCCGCTATCCCGCCGACCCGACCCTTTCGACACCCGGTTCAATTTCCTATTTGAGACCGCCCATTCCCTGGCATGGCATGGGGACGCCTTCTGGTTGCAAACCCTCTTCCGGGACCCCGGAACCGAAACCCGGTCTATCGAAAGTCTCCAAGTCCTTCCCCCGGCCGACGTCGAAGTCACCTGGGACGACACCCCGGGCCGGACCCGACGGGCCTACCAATGGAAGGGGGCCGAAATCGACCGGGACCGGATCACTCATCTTCGGTTCCATCCCCGCCCCGGCGACCTTCTCGGCCTCTCACCGATAGAAGCCGCCCGCCAAACCTGGGAGGGGGCGGCATGGGCCGAAGAGTACGGGTCAACCCTCTTCGGGGCCTCGGGGGTCCCCTCGGGGGTAATCAAAGTCCCCACCGCCCTGGACTCCCCCGAAGCCGACGAACTGAAACGCCAATGGGACACCGCCCGCCGCGGAGGCCGTAATACCGCCGTCCTCTCCGGGGGCATGGAATACGAACCCGTCGAACTGTCCCCCTCCGATATCGGGTGGTTGGAGACCCGGGCGTCGAACGCCCAAGAGGTGGCCCGGATCTTCCATATCCCCGGCGACCTTTTGGAAATCGCCATCCAAGGTGGGTCCTCATCGGTCACCTACAAGAACCTCGCCGAAGTCGGGGCCGACTTTGTCCAATATTGCCTAGCCCCCTACCTCGCCATTATCGAAGAGGCTTGGGCCGCCCTTCTCGGTCAACCCGTCCTCACCTTTGACACCGCCCCCCTCTACCGGGAGTCCCTAGAGACCCGCGCCCGGACCCTCGGCCTTTTGGTCGCCGCCGGGGCCGACCCCACCGCCGCCGCCGCCGAAACCGGTTTCAACCTCCCCATGTCCGACCCCGTACCCCTAGAGGTGGCCCAATGACCGACTTTGTTTTGCCCCTTCAACTACGCGCCGCCGAAACGTCTAGCGACGACCCTCCCGGGGACGGCCGGACCTTGGAGGGGCGAATCGTCCCCTATGGGGAGGCCATCGCCTTAGACGACAACACCCGGGAGGCTTTCGCCCGGGGGGCCTTCGCCGAAGTAGACCCGGCCTCGGTCGTCTTGTTGTGGCAACACGACCGGGCCGCCCCCATCGGGCGAATGACCGCCCTAACCGAAGCCGACGACGGGGCCTATGGGACCTTCCGTCTCGCCGACACCGACCGCGCCCGGGAGGCCCGGTCCCTAATGGCCGACGGAATCGTCCGCGGGCTATCCGTCGGGTTCCAAGCCGACCAAACCGAGACCGTCCGCGGGGTGACCACCCACACCCGCGCCCGACTACGGGAGACCTCCCTAGTCACCTTCCCGGCATACCCGACCGCGGGGGTGCTGGCAGTACGAAAGGAAGACGAAATGGAAGAGACCGTCGCCCCCGCCGAAGAGGTGACCACCCAAGCCCTAGACCTCGCCCCCTTAGAAGCCCGTATGGAAGGTCTCGGCGAACAAATGCGGGAGGTGAGAAACCAAATCGCCAATGTCGGTCTCAACGTCGCCGACATCGCCCCGACCCGGTCCGCGGTGGAGCTAATGGGCGAAGCCCTCCGCCAAGTAGCCGAAAACCCGGCCCAAACCCGCGCCCTCGCCGACGTAATCGGGACCGGGACCGGCAACGCCGAAGGGTTGGTCCCCGTTTCCTATGCCTCCGAAATCCTCGGGGTGCTAGATCCCCTCCGCCCCTTCTTCTCCGCCGCCGGTACCTACCCCTTCCCGGATAGTGGCTATGGGATTTCGTTTCCCCGTATCACCCAGCACACCCAAGTCGCGAAACGGACCGGGGAAAAGACACCGGTAGCAAGCCGAGAATTGACGGTCGCCGCCGGTCTCTTCTCTATGGAATGGTTCGCCGGGGCGGTAGACGTCTCCCTGGAACTGATATCGCAATCCTCCCCCGACGTCCAACAAGTCGTGATAGGGGATCTTCTAGATCAATACGCCATCGTCACCGAAGACGAATTCGTCACCGACGTCGAAGCCCAAGCCACCGCCGGGGGGGCCGCCCTCCCCGTCGCCGACTGGGAGTCGTTTGTCGGGGCGGTAATCGCCACCTCCCAAGCAATCAAAACCGCAACGGGACGGGTCGGGGACCGGTTGGCATTGACTACGGCCTCTTGGACGGCCCTTGTCGGTCTTCTCAACCCAAGCCAACCCGCCGCCCTCCCCGGACCGGGCGCGCCCGATTTCACCTCTGAGTCGGTCAACGTCCGCGGGTTGACCCTGTTCCACTCCCCGGAATCGACGGTCGATATCCAATTCAACACCAAGGCCCTTCGGAAATCCGAAAAGCCCCCAATGACCGTGACCGCTAACAACGTCGCCCTTATGGGACGGGATATCGGCGTCCTCGGGGCAACCATCATCCTCCCCCTTTACCCGGCCGGAATCGTCAAGTACGCCGCCGCCGCCTAACCCGAAAGGACCCCCCGCAATGACCCAACCCGACCCGACCCCGGGACCCGAACCGGTCCCCGAACCCGAACCGGTCCCCGAACCCCACCCCGAACCCGACGAAGACGAAGAGGGGGACGCCGTCCCGGTATGACCCTCCCCGCCCCCACCGACGGACAAACGGAACGTCTCAAGTCGGCCATCATCCAAAAGGCAACCCGGTTCCTAGTTATCCACCACGACCCCCTCGGGTTTGGGGATATCGGCGAACTAGGCCCGGTGTCGGTCCGACCCGACTACCCGACCCGGGACTTTTTGTACGGGTTGCATGTACCCGAATGGGAGGTGGCCGACTGGGAGACGTTGGTCACCCCCGACGACGTCATCCGTAACGGCCTCGGGGCCGACCCGGCCCAATTCCCAACCGACCGACTCCCCGACGTCCAACGGGAAATAGACGCCGCCGTCGACTGGGTCAAAACCGAAATCCACGGGGCCTTCGGTGTCGCCTAATGACCACCCCCCAAGCCCTGGAGGCCGCCTTAGCCGCCGAATTCGGGGGCGACGTCGTCTTCCTACCCGCCCCCCCTGCCACCTACTACCCGCCCCAAGTCGTCGTAGTACCCGACGACCCCTACTTAGCCCCGGGGACCCATGGGACGGTGGAAGAGAGGTGGCGCGTAACGGTCGCGGTGTCCTTCAAAGAACCCCGGGCCGGGTTCGGGACCTTGCGGGATCTATCGCTACGTCTCGCCACCACCGCCCAAAAGGCCGGGGCCGTATGGGAAGAGACCCGGGGACCCGCCCCCACCGGGACCAACACCCAAACCGTCCTCGCCGAAGGGGCCGTCCGTTTCAAGTATCCACCCACCGACCTAGGGAGCTAACCCATGACTAGCGGACCAACCTTCATCCCCGGCTACCTGGGGACTGTCCTTCTCAACGCCGACGACATATCCGCTATCGGGTCGGTGGTGTCGTTGACCAAAACCCGAAACCTTATGACCAAGCCGACCTTTGGGGCCGCCTACGCCCATAGCCTCGGCGGCCAAAAAATCGGGGCCTTCTCCGCCCAAGGTCACGTATCGGTAGAACAACTCGCCGACCTAGACGCCGCCTTCAACTCCGACGCCCCTATCGCCTTCTCTCTCCAGATCGGCGACGCCGCCGGACCAACCGACGGGGGGATCTACGCCGGGGAATGTGTCTTGTCGTCGTTTGAAATAACCGCCTCCGCCGATGGCGAATGGGATTGGTCGATAGAAGCCACCACCTCGGGGGACGTCACCTACACCGCGCCCGGACCGTGAGATGCCATCGGCCCGTATCACCGTCGAAGGTCTAGACCTTGTCCGACGCAACCTTCGCAACGTCGACAAGGCCCTACCCCGCGGGCTATCCCGTATCCACAAGGAAGTAGCCGGACCGGTAGCCGACCAAGCCCGTCGTAACGTCCGGTCCCGTACCGGCCGCCTCGCCCGGTCTATCCAACCGGGGGGGACCCAACGGGCCGCCACCGTCACCGCCGGGGCGCGTCTCCGCCCCTACAACTACGCCCGGATAAACCACTATGGGGGCTACCCGGGCCGCTACGGGGGCAACCCGTTTCTAACCCAAGCCCTCGCCGTAGAGAAGACCGAAACCGTCCGCCTCTACGACCGGTTGCTATTCGACTTTGTCGAAAAGGTATGGGTCGATAGCTAATGCCCGTTAGCGGGATTCCGACGAGCTGGAACCCGATAGTTAACGATCATCGCCTAGGGGTCGACAGCTAATGCCCGTCGCCTTCGCCCTCCGCCTGGAAACCGACGACGGGTCGGTAACCGAAGTCCCCGTCCGTTTCGATATCGACGCCCTTACCGCTACCGAACGGGGCGACGCCATGGCGCGGTGGGATGGCTTGACCCCGTCCCACCTCGCCGCCTCTCTTCTCTTCGGACGGACCGGCCTACCCCCGGCCCAATGGGAGGCCGTCGGCCCCGTCCTCCAAGCCGTCATAGAAGGCGACACCACCGCCCTGGAGGTGACCGATGGCCGGTAACACCGTCAAGGTCACGCTGTTAGCCGACGCCAAGGGTTTCCAGCGGGGAATGAAAGAGGCCGAGAAGTCAACCAAGGGGTTCCAAGACAAGGCCAAGGTCTTCTCCGGGGCCGTCCAAGGGATCTTCGCCGGGGCCGCCGTCGCCGCCGTCGTCGGTTTCGCCAAAGAATCAATCGCCGCCTTCTCCAACCTGGAACAGTCGGCCGGGGCCGTGGAATCGGTCTTCGGGTCCGCCGCCGACGGGATAGTCGCCAAGGCCAAAACCGCCGCCGAAGAATTCGGCTTATCCACCTCCGAATTCCAAGCCTCCGCCGCCACTCTCGGGGCGCAACTCAAAAACCAATTAGGCCTAGACGTTGACGAAGCCGCCGACAAGACCACCGACCTAATCGGGGTCGCCTCCGACCTCGCCGCCCAATTCGGGGGGTCTACCTCCGACGCCGTCGCCGCCCTCTCTTCGCTAATGCGCGGGGAACGGGACCCCATCGAAAAGTACGGGGTCTCCATGAATGAGGCCGCCATCCAAGCCAAAGCCTTGGAGGAAGGCCTGGCCGACGCCAACGGGGAAATAGGCCCCCAAGCCAAAGCCGCCGCCGCCCTAGAAATCGTCTACGAACAAACCGCCGACGCCGCCGGGGCCTTCGGCCGTGAAGCCGACACCATCGCCGGACAACTACAACGGTCCCAAGCCAAGTTTGAAGACTTGAAAGCCGAAATCGGGGAAGGTCTCGCCCCCGCCTTCGGTCTCGCTATGGACGCCGCCGCCGCCCTGGAACCGGTTATCGAATCCTTGACCTCCGCCTTTGACGGGGCGACCGAAGCTATCGACCCGCTAATCGACGAACTGACAACCCTTCTCGGGGTCGCCCCCGAATCGGGGGTCGGCCTGGAGACAGTCGGTCACGCCCTCGCTACCACCGTCCTCCCCTTCCTCGGTCCGGTAATCGCCGGGGTTCACAACATAAACGAAGCCTTGGGCCTCAACGCCGAGAAGAACCGGGACGCCGTCCGGGCCATGGAAGACACCCGGACCCATGGGGTGGAACCACTAGCCGAAGCCCAAGACGACCTAGCCGGTAAAACGGTCGACGTCACCGGGGCTATGCGGGAGCAATTCGACCTTATCGACGGCCGCCTAGACGTCTTCGGTCGTCTCACCGGGGCGGTAGACGACCAAGCCGAAGCCCAACAAGCCGTAAACGACGCCATTGGAGAATTCGGGAAGGGGTCCCCCGAACATATCGCCGCGGTGGAAGACCTCGCCGGGGCTAACCGCGACGTTGCCGACGCCGAAATCGCCGTACGGGAAGAGGGGGGGATGACCCGGGCCGAATTCGTCAAGCAACAAACCGCCCTCGGCTTGACCCGGGAAGACGCCGAATTACTGGCCGACACCTATGACCGACTCTTCACCCCCCGGACGGTCGTCCATACCATCCGAACCCGGGAAATTGAATCCCATGAAGTACGCCGATCCTCGGGCCGCCAGCATGGGGGGCCGGTGCAAGGGGGCCGGTCCTACTTGGTCGGGGAGGCCGGACCCGAAGTTATCGTCCCCGCCGCCGCCGGGAACGTCGTCCCCCTCCGTCCCGCCTCTACCGCCCCCTCCGCCGTCTACAACGTCACCATTAACGCCGGGTTGGGGTCCGATCCCAACGCCATCTCTCGGGCCGTTGTAGAAGCCCTCCAGCGTTACGAACGGGGCAACGGGGCGATACCGATACGGACCCTCCGCTAATGCAAGCCATATGGGACCAAACCCAAATTGGTAGCCCGGTCTACGACGGTCTAAGCCTGGGAGGTGTCGAACCCATCGCCTCTCTTCCCGGTGGGGTCTTTGTCAAGGCCAACTATCCGGGTCTCCGCGCTATCCGGGTCGGGGACACTGTCACCCTCCGCGACGCCCTCCCCGACTCTTTCCCCATCGCGGCGACCACCGCCGGGGCGTCCATAGTCAAGGCGCGGGCGTCATCGGTGACGGGGGGGACTATCGGGGCGGCCGCGGTGAAGCTAACCGCCGCCCTCACTATCCCCGCCGGGTGGTCCGGCTACGACCTAGAGGCCCTCTATTCGGGGATATGTGTAGAGACCGGGACCCTTACCGGTGTCCGGTCCTTGTCCAACCAAATCCGGTTGACCAACACCACCGGAACTCTTCTCGGGTCGGCCGGGGATCTTCAAATAGGTACCGACGTCCCCGACAACCGGGTCCCGGTGAGCATTGTCGGCTACCTCACCGGCCAAACCGCTACCGGTTCGGTCCCCGTCGTCTATGTCAATTCGATACCGGCCGACACCGGCCAAGTCACCTGGCGCGACGCGACCCTTATCACCACCGCCTACCGGACCGACACTCCGACCACCCCGGCCTCGGTTGTGGAGCTTCTCTACTAATGACCCTCACCGTCCCCCCTCCCGGTCAAATCCTCCGATGGTTGGGGGGGCCTATCGACGTCCGCGTCGAAATAGACACCGGCCTAGCCGCCGACAACCCCCAAGCCCGGTGGGACGTCGACCGGTGGGACGTCGACCGGTGGGGGGCCGATGACCCAGCTTGGACGGACGTAAGCCCTTACGTTTTTGAAGTCGGTATCCGGGCCGGTATCGAAAGGTGGGGGGAACGGTTCGTTTCGTCGTCGGCGGCCATCACCTTGGACGACACCACCGGACTATTCACCCCCGATAGCGGCCAAGGGGATTGGCTATTGCCCTTCCGTCCCGGCCGTCGTATTCGGGTGGTTGCCATCCCCGACGAAGAGACCGGCAAGGTCCCCCTCTTCACCGGCCAAATCGACTCCACCGAAGACCTCTACGACGACGCCGGTCACGCCATAACCACCCAAGTCGTATGCACCGACTTTATGGCCGTCCTCGCCGCCTACAACCCGGCAATGTTGGAAACCCCCACCGGGACCCAATCGACCGACGCCCGGGTCAACGCCGCTCTAGACCGTATCGACTACCCGCCCGCCTCCCGGATAGTCCAACCCGGCCAACACTCCATGCAATCGTCCTACCTCGCCCAAACCGTCTTGGAGGAATGCCAAAGGGCCGCCGACGCCGAAGGGGGGTCCTTCTACGCCGACCGGCAAGGTTTCGCCGTTCTCAAGGCCCGGGATTGGTTGGTCACCGACCCCCGGTCGGTCAACGTCCAAGGCTATTTGGGCTACGACACTCTGCCCGTCCCCCCCGGGTCGACGCTATGGGACGTCGGCCGCTGGGACGTTGACGTATGGGAAGGGTTTGAACTGAACACCGCCCATATCGTCGGTCTTGAAACGTCGTGGGAGGCCGCCCGGGTGGTTAACGACGTCGCCTTCGCCCGGGTCGGGTCGACCCTGCAACGGGCCGAAGATCTTGACTCCCAAGCCCTCCACGGTATCCGGTCCCACCACCGGACCGACCTAGAGAATTCGTTGAATTCCGAAGTAGCCATCCTCGCCACCCGCTACCTCGCCGCCTTCAAAGACTCCCGTATGCGTGTCGACGCGGTGACCATCTCCGCGGTGGAGTCGTACCCGGGAGACGACCGCCAGCACCTCTTTTGGGATACCCGGTTTGGGGACCGGTTGGCTATCCGGGTGCAACCCCCTTGGGGTTGGTCGTTCGACAAGGAAGTCCACGTAATGGGTCTAGCCCACCAAATAACCGGGTCCGATTGGCTTTTGACCCTCCAGCTAGACGACGCCCAAACCTACGAAGGGGGGATCTAATGCCCGAAATCCCGAATGTCGTTTCCAACGAAATCGTGTTCTCGGTTTGGGGAAACCTAATCCGGGACCGGACCATCCAACGGTACGGGACCGTGACCGACCGGGGAACCGAACACCCCCTACCCGCCGACGGGGACCTGTCGTTTATCGAATCGACCGGCCAAATCGACGTCTACTACTCGGGGGCTTGGCGCGCCCTCACCGGTGACACTCACACCTCGGGGACGTCCCGGGTCGGGACCCTCGGGACGGCCGTTAGTTCCATCGCCGACCTCACCTTCAACAAACCGGCAACGTGGAATGCCTACACCCTCACCGCCTGGGCCGTCGTCCACGCCGCCCGGACTAGTGGCTCTACCCCGGGTATTGACATCTTCGCCAATGTCCGTCTTGGAGGTGATAACGGCCTCCAATTCACCGGATCGATACGGGAGACGACGGTAGGTAGCTCGGTGACTCTCGGGGTCCAACACCGGTTGACCGGTCGCACGGACCCCGCCCTTGTCGTGGAGGTGTTGGGCCGTCGTACCGGGGACCCGGCCGCCCACCAAACCTCGCTTGATTTCACCGCCTTCCGTACCGCCTAGAAGGGAGACCACCAATGGCTAAGAACAAATTGACCTTGGAAGAGGCCGCCGACTATCTCGGCATTACCCCGGACCAGCTAATGGCTACCCGGGGCCGGGGCTTGGAACCGGGCCGGTCCGGCTACAAAGACAAGGGGGTCCTCTATTGGAACCGGCGGGATCTTCCCAAGCCGGACACCGCCCCCGAAGAGACCGAAGACGAATAGTGGAAGGTTTCGCGCTCTCGCCAGGTACCCTTCCAAATTATGGAACGGTGCCGGTGGTGTCGGTCCGACCGACTAGAGAAGGTGGAGTACATAGAGACCTCTCTCTTTGGGGAGTCGGTCCGGGTCGTAATCCTCTATTGCGAAACGTGCGGCCAAGCCGCCACGGTGTCTACCGACACCGCCCCCGCCCCGGTCTAGACCAATGACCGGGAATCTACGGGAGGCCCTCCTATGGACTCTCGCCTTTGTCTCCATCGCGATAACCATCGCCGCCGGGTCCCGCATAGTCGGTTGGCTTGTCCAAGGGGAGACCGCGGGGATATGGAAGGCCGCCCTAGGGCTAGTAGTGGCCGCCTCGGGTGGGGGCCTAGCCGCCACCGCCATTAGAGGGGGGGGAGGCAATGGCAATGGCAAGCACTAGCCAAATCCGGGAATGGTGGGCCGACTGGGAATGCAACCCGGCCCGTTTCGTCAAGACCCCATTCCCCGGGGAGGGGAAGACTTGGTCGCTATCGGTGGCCGACGACTCCGTCCCGGTTTGGGAGGCCGTCGCCCAAGTAATGGAGACCACCCCCTACCTCTTCCGGGAGACCGCGGGGGGTACCTACAACTGCCGGGAAATCGCGGGGTCAGACTCAATGTCGATACATGCCTACGCCCTCGCCCTTGACCTCAACCCGGGGAAGAACCCCAACGGGTCCCCCCTCCGCCACAACTACCCCGACGAATTTGTCACCCGCATGGAGGGGATACGGGCCAACGGGAAACAAGCCATCCAATGGGGGGGCCGATGGAAGACCCCCGACGCCATGCATTGGCAACTAAACGTCGCCCCGGCCGACTGCCGGTCGGTGACTTGGGACAAGGGAGAAGACGATATGGACGGACCCAATGGCGAACCGAATTGGGAAGAGGTGTCCGAATGGGCACAACCCGCGTGGTCCGAAGCCTTCGCCGCCGATCTTCTGACCGACGACTCTCACCCCCGGGCCTCTCTGGAGGTGGAAGAACTAATGGTGTATCTGAAACGGGCCAAGGTCATCTGATACGGACACCTTGCCCGACGTCCTGGGGGGCGTTGTCGTCGGCATAGGCGCGGTGGCCGTCCTCTACTACCTCGGGGGGTTTCTTCTCCACGCCCTACACCGTCGCCGCCGTCGCCGCCGTCCGCGCCGGGGCCGTCATTGTTGAAGCCTCAACGAATTCTGCAACAGTTTGCAACAGATCCGCGAGCAATAGGCCGTATTGGGCCGTATTTCCGTGTATCACCCCGTCCCCCCCCGTCCCATGGCCCTTGGCCCGTTTCGCCAATGGGTATAAGGGGAAAATAGGAAAACCCCCCGGTGACCGGGGGGTTTGTGTCGTAGGCCCTGGCGGACTCGAACCGCCGACCTCTTGCGTGTCGAATGTTCGCCCTTCTCAGCTAGTCATTGGCGAAACCCGGTTTTGTGCAACAAATTGCAACAAAACGCGTACTAATAGGGTTCGTCTTCGTCGCCCCATTCCACCGGTGGCCCGTCGCCGACCCATAGACCGGCCGCGGTGGCAAGGACCCGACAAGACCGGCATAGGTGAAGGACGAGCGTTACCGGGTCGGTCGCCGACGTCACCGGTGACCGGTCGTCGTGGGGGCAGTAGACCACAAGGGCCGTGGTGGGGGTCATACCATCCGGGCCTCTACCGTTACCCGGACTTTCCACGTTTGCCCTTGGTCGTCGACGCATACCCGGGACCCGTCGGCGGCCATCCCCACCGGTTGCAACCCGACCCCTTTAAAGACGTCGTCGTCGATTGCGTCGGTGATAGGCCGTAGGTCGGCCGGGGTAGCCCGGACGGGACCGGCCGTGTCCGGGGGATAGACCCAATAATCCCGGCCGGTCTTACCTACCCGCCCCAACGTGTGGGACCGACTAAGGACGTTGGACGTTTGTTGTCGGGTAAGTCCCACCATCTTGCCCACCTCCACCGCCGTCATCGCCTGCCCCGGGTGGGCCGCCATCACCTCTAATACCCTCTCGGTTAAGGTCGGTTGGCCGTCCTTGCCGCTACGTACTCCCAATTGACTGTCGCCCGTCATAGGTTGCCCTCTCTCTCAAATAGGACGTGCTGCAAAACCTCTCGGTGTTGTCCCACCCCTTCTATGGCGTAGCCGTCGGGGTAGCGGTAGGAACGGGAGGTGAGGAAGTAGGAGTACCCGCCACCTCGCCCGTAGCCGACTACGCATAGGTCTACCCGTTCGGTCCGACACCGCGAGCACCGCAAGACGCGCGCCCCGTCGGGGTCCCATATTGAACGCCGCGCCCGGTCTTGGATATCGGCGTCGGCCTGGGCTACCGGGCCGATGTAACGAAGGTGCCACGCGTGGCCGATGGTCCGGCATTCCAAATAGGACGTCTTCACCGACGTAAGACGCCCGGCTAGTTGCCGGGCGTCTAGGTCGTCGGTGGTTGCTCGGGGTCTTGGGGTCATACCGCCCGCCTATCGGTTAGGGCCGCGATAGCCGGTACACCGGTCCGGGCCAGCTTGACGTAGGTTCGACTCTGGCGAATGTCCTCCCATCCGAAATGGGCCATCATCGCGTATGGGTCCGATCCGGCCTCGGCCGCCTTGGTTGCCAGAGTGTGACGTAACGAATGGGGCTTAATCCCGGCTAATCCCGCCTTGGCCGCCGCCGGGTCCCATATCCGCCGCCGGAAGGGGTCGTCCCCTACCCGACCCCCCCGGGTGTTGGTGAAGAGGGGGTCGGACCCCTCGGGGGTCCGGCCGTCGTAGCGTCGCCGTAGCATCGCCTCCAGGTCGGCGACCAAGTAGGGGGGGAGGGACAAGGCCCGGTTGGTGCCCGCCTCGGTCTTCGCCACCCCCACCCGTAGCATCGCCTTAACCGGGTAGAAGTCCGAAACGTTGAAAGCGCAAACCTCGCCGATCCGCGCCCCGGTGGCGATAAGCGTTTCCACCATTTCGGCGTAGTGGGCTTTGACCTCCGCCCGTAGGGCGTCTAGTTGGTGGTCGGTGACTACCACCCCACCGCCCCGGTAGGTGACGTTGACCCGGGGGACGGGTGGGGCTTGGAGGCCGACCGTCTCGGTGTCGGCTATGGCGTAGTGGTAGGCCCGTCGCAATATCGACGCCCGGGCCGCTACCGCCCGGGTCGATATCCCGCCGCCCTCTTTAGATCTTCGGTCCCCGCCCGACTCTTCGGCCGCTAGCCATCGGGTGATACGCCGTCTCGCCTCGGGGTCTTCGGCCTGGAGGGACCCGATTCCAGCTATCACCGTCGCCGCATTGGCCCGGTCCCCTTCAATGGTCGACGGCCGCAAGGTACGGGGGAGACAAGCCGGACCGCCACAAGTCCGGCCTTGGGCGTATTCGTCTTCGCGGTGGGCCAAGTATTCGGCGACCATTTCGCCCACGGTGTAGGACACCTTGGCCGCGCCCCGTCCCGGCCATTCCCGGTAGGCCCGGGTTAGAACGTCGGCCGCCTCCCGGGCCGTCCTGTAGGTGGGTTGACGTCGGACGTCGTCCCGGTCGCGGTGGTCCGCCACGTAGACCGTCCG